ATTTTCTGCCAAAACTGGCATACCGTAATAGACCAAAGCCATGAGAACATCTTCAAAAAACATTTCAGCAGTTTGTGGGCGTGCAACATATTCTAAAAAAAATGAATTAGCAGGAGAATCCTCCATACTAAATTTAGTTAATCCGTGTAAAGCGCCCTTAGAACCTTGTCCGTCTGTTGTTCCTGAAATATCGTACGAGTCACAACCAAAAGCTCCCATATGTTCATTACCAGGATATTTGACGCCATTCTTAAGTATTACATTGTTTTCTAAGTTCTTAGAAGGAGTCCAGGACACATAAAATCTTCCATTTGTATTTGGTGTAAAAATTACTTTTGAATCTTTAATACCATTTTCCCATGAAAACGACCCTCTTGTGATATACCCTTTTCTCGCAAGATCTTCGTTATAATCTATTTGTTCGTATATTTTTGTTAAATTAAATATACTATTTTTTGCTTCATCACGAAATGCGTGCTCTTCTGTTCTTGGAAATTGTCTATAGTATTCATTTAATGCATCACTGTCGTGTTTTAAGCCATCAACTTCATTTTCCCAAAAATCTATAACACCTGTTTCAATATCTGCCCCGTCATTTCCTTTGACTGGCGTTCCTGGCGTAACAAATACAGGGTGTCCATAAGAATCAATGAATCCTTCGTAGTTCCATTCCATAGGTATGAACAAACTATATAATCCTGAGCTAGTCTGCCCATTGCGGTTTCTTCTAGTAACGTCCGAGTCATCATATAATTTTTTAAAATTACTTCCGCCTTTATCTAAAGCATTCGATGTAGACCCCATCATACACTTTCCTATAACTTTACTACCTAGTCGTAATGTAGTTTTAGTTACGCGCCAGTTGTTTAATATATTATCAGGTCGTTCCCATTTACCACTTTCATCATGCACCAAAAGATTTAACTTTTCACCGTCATATGAGTTATCGCCTGTATTTTTCCAATCTATTGTTGTATCAAGCCCTTCAAGTTCTGTTTCTTCAGAAGTTTGAACAATTGATTTTTTAGTGAGCTTGGAAGCTGGCACTCTGTACGCGAGCTCGGTTTTAGGCCTATCCATTCCGTCTTGTATTGGCTTGAAGAAAAATGGGTAGTTGAGTGATATAGGCACAACTTTGTCTGTAAACATCTTTTTAGCGTCGGCACCAGATTTGGACAATATTCCGAACCTTGCGTCTTTTGTAATTGTTGCCAAATTAACTGATTCCGCTGAAGACATAAAACTAAATCCGGATCGGCGGTTTTTAAGATAGCACATTCCATAAGACCTATGGTCTGCTTTGCACGCTTCCCAGAAGATGAAGAAAATTCTATTAGCTTCCCTGAAGTCTGGCTTCCCAACATCAATCTTGGTCCACTGCAAGTACATATAATGAGTACCAGTAATATAAGTAGGTGTATCTTTATTATAGAACCAATGCCCTTCTTCGCGTCTGGTAAACTCTCTATCAATATACGCATACCATTTGTTTTTAAAAGCATCAGGGTATGTTTCCCAATCAAACCTAGTTTTTATTTTTTTAAGCTCGTTTGGATATTCATGCGGCACCCACCTGTTATTATTTTCAATCTCTTTTGGTGCAGCTGGTAGTGCGATTTTTAAATTTTGTATTTCTACAATTTCACCAATTTTACCGCTTTTGCTAATTACAACAACGTCGTAATCTTTATTATATCCGTACTCCCATTTGTTTAATTTATTAAATCGCTTAATTGTATTTAAACGTATAGGGTTGACTGATTTAATTAAATTTTGCTCGTACATTATTTAGATCTGCCTTCCGCAAAGCCTTTAAAGCTATTATTGTTGTTGTTTTCAGAGGCTGCAAGCATATTCTTTTCATTTTCAACTCTTGTTAATATTTCAAAAGCGTCAAATATTGCTAGTTTTTTTGTAGCGGCAGCATTTTTTAATCTGTCAGCAGCTAAGTCTTCTTCTGGGTCGCCAATAATTATTTTTTCTTCAGCTACTCTTATTAATTCGTCAACAGCTTTATACCCAGCTTGGATTATACTCTGCTTCAGTTCCTTGTCTTTCATATTTTATTGCTATTGAATTTAAAGGCACTCTATATAATCTTTGACCGTCAATAACGAACTCATACTCGCTGTTGGGAGTAAAACCTACTAAATCATTATCATTAAGATTAAAGTCTCTTAAATCGTCTCCTAAGTGCTTTAAAACGCCTATATGAGCCTTTTCTTTATCGCTTAGAAAGCTATCGTCTTGTTTTAGTGGTTTTACAAAGCAATAACCAGGTGGCGTGAACCACCTGTTATTACGTTTGTATAAAAATATCTGGTCATCATAACACCTGTAAAGACTATCACCAATATAGCTTCCGCTATCTCTTTCTTTTCCTCTTACATCAAAATATCTTCTGAATACATTATGATGCACAATAACTATGTCGTCTTTTTTTAAAGTTGGATTGTTTATTGGTGTTTCTATTATTTTAGCTTGCCTGTTTACAAACTTATGATCTTCTATCTGAGTATTTAAAATTAAATTAGAGTCACCTATTTTTTTATTATTTGTATATCGACCTTCTATAGGCTCTATTAAATAGGCGTGCAAATGTTTCATTAATATTCTAAATTGTATTCTACTGCGATGGCCATATTTTTATTAAAAGTTTTCCAAGGTAAAACCTCGTCGTTTTTTTCAATAAATATATTATAGCTTTCGTCTTCTTCTAAAATTTCAACTATTCTATGGCCACCAAATACTTCTTGACCTGTAGAATAGTGCATTGCATCATTTTTATAATCTCTGCCAATGCTAATCTTCCGTATTAGATTCATCTTGATTTTCGTTTAATACTTCAGCATTATTAAATATATCAATAATTGCCTTTACTCGATTAAATTCTTTAATAGGCATTTCATTTAAAATTGCTGTAATTTCAGTTAATTGTTCTTGTGTTAAAATTCTTTTCATATTATAAAATTTAAGTTAATGTATATTTCATTATTACGTGTTATTTGTGTTTATTATTACCAAATACTTTTTCAACACCTCGCGAGCCAAAATAACCACCAATAACTATTGTAAGTAACCCTGTTATATCATCAAGTGGATAACCTAAATACCATCCAGCAACATAAGATATTGTTAAAAATATTAATACCAATGGACGAACGTTAGAAGCTAGCCAACTACCTGATCTAGCATCAGCAACCCATCTTCTTGTAGTACCATCAATTTCTGCTCTTTCTAATCTTAATTTTTCAAGCGCTACTTCTTTATCTTCAGGAGGCATATCACTACCCCCTATTATTGCTTCTATTACAGAACCAACTGGGGTATCCCCAGCAATGGCTCCAACAACATTAGGAATCTTTTGAAGCAAGAATTTCCCAACGTCTGTATCTTTAAATTTTTTCTTAGCCATTATAGTCCGTATGTTGATTTAGTGGCATTGTAGTCTGCTAGTAGTTCTGCCGCTGTTAAGGCTCTATTGTAATATTTAGCTGCGCCTATATCTCCATCTAAAGATTGATAACTCCCTAAAGAGCCAAAGAAGGTATCGTAAGATTGCGTGTCTGCGCTTTTCCCGCTTGATGTAGATGCTTTAGTTTGTGAGCCATTTACGAATATTCTTACTGTTCCATCCGCATCAACTACTCCTGCAATATGATACCAAGTATTTGCTGATAATGAGCTGCTATCTACAAGATATTCATCATTTCCATATACTGCCCATTGTAATTGCCCTGCTGTTTTCAATGTCATAGCATAGTTTTGAGTAAAACCATCCGCAGTAGTCTGACTAAACAGTCTTTCATTACTGCCAATAGCGTCAAATCTAAACCATGCTAAAACAGTAAAATCGGTTGCGTTAATTAAGGCACTTGGTTGTCCTGTCGTTTTAAAATATTCACTACTGCCACTTAACTCAAAGTAGCCATCGCTATTCCAATCTGCACTAGATATATTGACACCTGTAAAGTGAATCTCATTAGGATAGTCATTCTTAGTAAATCGGTAGTTTTGCATTATCTGGTCTGCTGACAAAGCGCTATTATAAACCCTAACTTGCCCAACTTTACCATCAACATCGTACGATGTATTATTATAGTGTCTCCCTATAGTTGTATTCGCGCTATTTAAAGAGGTGCTACTGCCAGAGCCTGTTGCTACCTGCGAACCGTCTAAATACTGTGTATAAGTACCCCCACTTCTAGTTATCACAATATGATGCCATTTGTTTTGAGTAAGGACAGCACCACTAGTAACAGGGTTAGTGGCCGTGCTGTTTATTTCTATCCAAGTTCTTATAGTATTGTTGTGTATATAATGCCCTAAACCGTTGCCACTTCCGCTATAACCTTGACCACCCCAAAGCATTTTGTACCCTGAAGAAGAAGAAATGTTATCAAAATTCCACCACATCTCAATAGTAAAATTTCCGGCTAAATAACCATCTGTATCAAGGCTTATGTAATCTCCGTTACCATCTAAGTCAAAGAAATCTCCCAGCTCTTCGTCATAAGAAGTATTACCTGCTAACGTACCATTGTTTCCCACATCTGCTGTCCAAGTAGTACCGCTTCCGCTATATGAGGTAGGGTCTAAATGTAGTTCTAAATCTGTATCATCTATTAAGCTATCAGGCTTCTCTGCTGCAAAAGCTAGGTAGATGTAAGTATTACCCGATGTGTTTACAGCATTACTTGTTGTGGCGCTCCATTTAAAACCGCTACCAGTAAATGTTATTTCCCTGTTAGATGCACTCGCTTCAGCACCGCTAGTGTTAGCTTTTAATAGCTCATCGAACTTAGAACCACCGCCTCTTGCACTGTCAAAAATATGCCAGTCTTGCCCCGAAGCGTTAGTTTGCTTGACCATAAGCCAAGCAGGTTGGAAACCTGTATAAATTTCATTTGTAGAGCCACCTTTATAACTACCTACTTTAGATACACCTCTTTTAGAGGTAAAGGCATAAGACACCCAATCGCCTTGCGCACCGTGAATACCAGTACCTATTTCAAAATATCCGCTTGTGATATCTTCGATAATTGTAGGTGTGCTAGCTTCTTGACTTGTAGTAAATGTCAATCTGTGGGAATCACTACTCAATGCTTTGTGCCATATAGTCCAAGCGGATGTAGTCGACGTTCTTTTCATTATAATCATTTCAGGTTTTTCTCCTAAGAAATGAGGTATTCTGTCTTTACTTGTTCCATTCGCTTCCCAATAACAAATACTAAAACCTAATTCAGTATTAACACTTGCCTTATATGGGTAATTATCAACACCATTTGCGTGTGTATATCCTGCTTCTTGTAACACTCCGTCAATGCTTATAGAATTAGCCGCTTGTGTTGATTGACTTGTATTAGTAGCTGTAGGAGCACCACCTGCCTTAAAACACCAAGCAACGTGTTTCGCTCCGCTTTTTGATTGGGTGTTTACGTTATTAGTGTTAAAAGTTCCGTCAGAATTAAAAGAAAAAGAACCATTTGTAGTTTCTCCACCGGTTGTGTCGCTAAATATTCTAGAATTAGCACCCCTCACAGTATCCACTAAAGTATTACTTGCGTCACCACTATCTCTCCTTTTTAACCATACTAAATCAGGTGCAAAACCCGCGTCTACTGTAACAGAATTTCCTGTTCCGTCATAAAGCACAGTATTAAAATGCTCTGCAGGGTTTATCGCGGGTGTATATTCGTGGTTAGTTATATCATACCACACAGAACCATCCCCATCGTAGCTATCAACGTCGTTAGCGTCAAGGTGTAGTATAAGCCCTTCTTCTTGGTTCCCTGTTCCTCCTGCTGCTGCTGCATCTGCTGCGGTATGTATTAGACGCTCGTTAATAGCCATATATTAAAAGTTTATATCGTACTTAAGTATAGCCGCTTTAGTAGTTAGAGCATTTATTTCTGCTTCTTTTGTTACTACTGTGCTTCTTATGCCATCACGTTCAGTCTGAATATCGCTAGGAATATTCGTATTTTTTTCTGCTTTACGAATAGCATACCAATCAGTTGGCTGTAATTTATCGTATGCTAATTTTTTTAATTCCTCTATTCTTTTAGTCTTTAACTCAGCAACTGTTTCACTAATTACCTTATCTTTTACGTCGTATGTAAAAACAGTGCGTGTTGCATTTGGATCTTCAGGAGTTGGGGATTCATAAGAATTATCCATATGAATATTATAAATAACCTGCGTTACCGGGTCGTAATCCGGTACAACAACATCGTAAAAACCTAAATCTTCAGGATTTAAATTCTTAGCGCCACCTAATATATTGTCAACTCTATTTGGAACTGATGAATACTTCACCACTTTTCCTGCTTCTAAACGTGCTTTCATTATGCTGTTGGTTCTTGTGAAATTGTTACGTAAAATGTATTAGTGTTTACACAAACCACTTGTATAAAATTTACAGCCCCAGATGTAGAAGAATATTCCCCATTTAACACCTTAACAGTATCTGAGCTATCATAGGCTAGTGAAGAAGTTCCACCAGAGTCGGTTATAATAACGTTTTTAACCATCCCAGGTTTGTGGTTTGTAAAATTAAGGGTAACAGCTGCGCTAGCAGTGATAGGTACTACAGAAGCCGCTGTAAAGTCTACGGCATGCGTTGTTGCTGTTGATATTGTTGTTGACGACGCCCTAGTGAAAAACTCATCCGCTAAAACGTCGCTTGTTACTTTTGTTAATGCCATTATGATATTTTTAAATGAGTTACTTCTATATTATCTGTTCCAGTCAGTGGAGCTGTAGTAAATGTTAATGATGTTCCTGAAACAGAATAATTTGCTTTTGCTTGATATACCCCATCAATATATATTTGCAAGTTGTTTTTTGTTACAGGAGCTGTTGTTAATGTAAAAGCTGTTGTTGAGCCATCACCGTCGAACGTATCAACTTCAATGCTTGGATCTCCATTTACTTGTACAAAATGCGTTACTTCTATATTGTTTGTCCCTGAGGGTGGAGCCGTTGAAAAAGTTATAGTTGTCCCGGATGTTGAATAATTGCTTTTAGATTGGTAAACACCGTCTATATATATTTGTACGTTGTCTTCATCTGCAATAGTATTTGTTATGTCAAAAGTTGTGTCTGAGCCATCCCCTGAGAAGGTGTCAACAACAACATTTGTGGTGCCACCACCGCCACTAGATCCTCCAATTGCACCCCATTCTGTAGTATAGCCTTCAAAAGATCCGTCAGTAGTATTGTAACGTATCATACCAGCAGCCGGTGAACTTGGTCTTTGCTCTGTTGTTCCAGTTGGAAGCGCAACCGCATCAGTAGCGTTTATGTCTAAAGAAACCGCAGGCGTAGTAGTGCCGATTCCTACATCACCTTCTAAATAATGCTTGTCGCCTTGTACATAAATTCCCCAAGCATTGGTAGCATATCTAGTTCCTTGATATAATCCTCTGAATAAAAAAGTATTTGATCCAGTCGGAGTAGTTCCCTCGTTATTATCAATAACCGATTCAACACCAGTAGCATTCCCATAAGTAATAGCATTAGGGCAATCTATTTGAATCTCCGCGCGAGCTCCTGTTAAAGCGCCAACATTTGCAGTTCTTGTGGCGGGTGCTGATGCAACACTCTGGCTTCCAAATGTGTTAGTTACATCCCCAGCGTCATCAGGAACGCCGTAATTTAATGAACCATACAGGTTGGAAACACCTCCTGTGCTTCCGCTATCATGAACTGCATAGTTATACGCTGCAGCAATAGCAGCAGTACTTTCTGTAGAATTATTACTTTCTGCCCTATTAAAGGCAGCATAGGCAACATCACTAAACCCTGTGAATCTTACATCATTAAAAATTCCGTATAACCTATGCTCATTAGAAGAATCTCCGTCTGCTGACGAATCAATATCTATATAAATACCCCCTTGTTCTCTATCACCAGTGGTATTATCAGCGCCACTAAAGTTACCATCAATACGTTGCGCAAAGTGAAAATCATCATTTGGATTAGTATTGTCAAACTGCAAATTTAGTTGGTAATCAGTACTTGTCGGTCCATTTATTCCAACCAATCCATCAAGCCTAGTACCACCTGAAACGTGGAGTTTTTCAGAAGGCGAAGTCTCGTTTATTCCTACGTTTCCGTTTGCTTGTAGTGTTAGCGTTTCATTAGTACCACCTCCAAATTTATGGTTAAAAAACCTGATGTTACCGCCTTTATCGACATTAGTAGTTCCTGTTCCTGAAAGTTCTTGAAATTCAATATAACTGGAACCTGCCCCGTAAACTCCAGCAGCGTCATTAAAACCTATTCGGTGTGTAAAATTACTACCGCTATATTTATTAAAAGAAAGGTTACCATTAACTACAAGTTTCTGGTATGGATCTGTCGTGCCGATTCCTACTGCATCTCCTGATAAAATAATATAATCTTCCGCACTAACAGTCATATCTCCTGTGTTGTGGTTGTATCTTATACCACCGACAGTGCTGGAAGCGGCATCACCAAAGAATATAGAACCTGTACCCGCATTACTTGAGTTTGATATTGTTAAGCCTACCGCAGTACCCTCTCCTTTTATATGGAAATCGTCTGCTGCCGCATTGGCAGCGGCTACGGTCGCTGTTCCTAGCGTTAATCTACCCGAAGAGTCAATACGCATTCTTTCAGTATCGCCGTGAGTGAAAATTGTATTGTTACCACTTGCACCAATAGAAGGGCGTGCACTTCCCGTTGTGTTATTATCTCCAAACTCTATTTTTGCAACACCATCTGTACTATTGAAAAGGGCTAAAACATCCTCTGAAGATTGGACTTGAAGAGGTCTTGAAGGTGAAGTGCCGATTCCCACGTTCCCATCGGAATCGATACGCATTTTTTCGTCTCCATCAATTTCAAAAAGAATGTCATTATCTACATTATTTCTAATATAAAGATGGCCGGTATTATTATCAATATAGGAATTAGTACCATTGTGGTAAAGTTGTAGATCTAATCCAGTACCTAATAGTAATTTTATATTGTCATCTAAGAGTGCATTTTTTGCAAATCTATTTAACCCTTCAGAACCGTCTAAATAGAAATACGTAGCCACCCCTCCAGAGCCGTCATCTGATTTGAAGATAATATCTTTATCGTTAGCAGTATTTTCTATATATAGTTCTCCAGTGTAGTTTTGTATATAGCTTGAATTGTTACCTGAAGAATGTTGGATCCTTAAATCATTGCCTGTACCGAAATTAGCAACATCGTTATCATTCAACTGTATACCTGCACTAAATACTGGCTCTGCAGAAAATGTTAATATCCCTGCTACTGTATCTGCTGCTGTAGCACTCACAAAATCAGTCGCATCAGAAGCAGAAGCCGTGCCTAAGTTTGCGGCTGAAATATTGCCAGCAACAACTAAGTTATTAGTTAAATCCCACGTATCATCTGTGTCATCAAATATAAAACTTGCCTGTGTAACGCCATCGCCTCTATATACAGATATACCAGAAGTTGTAGCTGTTGCTGTATCCGGCGAACCCTGTGTTGTATTTAATTGCAGTATATTATCCTCTACCTCTACGGTTGTAGTATTTAATGTGGTTGTCGTACCGTTAACAATTAAGTTATTTCCAACAGTTAAATCACCTGTTATATTTGCATTGCCATTTACGTCAAATTTTTCGCCAGGGCCAGTCGTTCCGATTCCCACGTTGCCTGAAGAATCGATTGTAAGATTTTGAGTAGAGACTCCTGAATTTAAACCTATTTGTGTAATGCTGTTTTGAGTGTGCCAATATGAATCTGTATCATTATCTGATAGTCTTATAGAGGCTTTATTGTCGGTAGATTCAAATATTGCTAAATCGTTATCCGTGCCCCCATTAACGTGCAACTTTACACCGGGTTCGGATGATATTCCTATTCCTAATTTACCGTTTAATATATTCACGTTTCCACTTGAGTCAATAACCATTCTTTCAGTATTGTCAGTACCAAAATTAATATCAGCATCTTCTTCATTCCAAACGCTAAACACATCTGTACTACCAATTCCGTAACCTAAAAACCCTTTACTGCTTCCTGCACTATCTCTAAAACCAACCCATAAACTCCCGGTTGTTGCATCTGAAGTTTGTAAGCGTAATATCTCATTATTTGCTGCTTTTATATGAAGAGGTACTGAAGGCGAAGTGCCGATTCCTAGTCTATTGTTTGCTAGGTCATAAGTAGCTTTTATACTGCCGTCTCTTTTAAAATAAAAGTTATTAGCGTCAAGTGTTATATTACTCCAAGTTTTTCCATCAACGCCAAAGTCTAAAGTCTTATCTTTATCACTTGCAGGGTTTAATGAAACAGAGTCCGCAAATTGTAAGTCCCCACTTGAAGTAATACGCATACGCTCGGTATTGTTAGTACCGAAAAGAAGGTTGGTGTTATCAATAGCATATATGGTTCTATTGTTGCCATCTAATTGAATGCCCCCATCAAACCTAGCAAAGCCATCAACGTGAAGCGGCACGGCAGGCGAAGTCGTACCTATTCCTAGCCTTTGATTTGTGTGGTCTATGTATAAAGGAGTAGGAACATCATTAGTTCTAAGAATAGATGAAACTATAAGAGATCCATTGCTAGCGTGAACCCTTGCTACTTTTGCAACATTCTGAATGTAGTTAGTTCCAGTAGGCTTTGTCATTGTGAGCCCACCTCCAGCTTTTACATATACCGTATCATTAGATGAAGTTGAAGTTCCATCAATAGTAGCGGTGGCTAACCCTTTTAAATATCCCCCTTGGGCAACATATCCTTCTGAATTATTAGATAATGTGGTTTCTAATAAACCTACCGCTGGCATTTTACTAGCGTCTGAGGCATCTGCTGGGGCTATTTCTAATTTATCAGTATTGCCTACATTCCCTGTAATATAAACCGGTGTACCCTTATTTATTGTTGCTCCTGATGTATTCTTTACTTCTAAATGTATTGCTTCTGCATTATCAGCGGATGCAGCAGCAACGGACCCAAAAGATAAATTTCCGCTACCGTCTGTAATTATAGCTTGGCCATCAGAACCGTCATCTGTAGGTAATGTATAGGAGTCATTGACTCTTATATTATTTAAAAACCTATTTGCCATATTTTATTATTAATCAATTTTAGTAACAAGTACT